TTTTTCTGTACCCGCAGTATCACTAATAAAATTAAATTTTTGTGGATTTATATTTTTAAATAATGTTAAAACTTCTTCATTCCAATCTTCAAAATTTTGTTTTAAAGTTCTATCTGAAGGTGCTGCATTAAAAGAAGTTGCCGAACCAGCTGTTGATATAGATCCAACTGGACCTGCAGCAGTAGTTTGAAATCCAATAGCTATTGTAGAACTAGCACTATTTTGTGTACAACTTATACCAGGTCTATTACCATGTAAACCACCACATTGAATGACACCTGAGCCATTAGTATCATATACTGTAGAGTCATATAAAGATGTTTGACCCACCATAAATACACCAGTTGCATCTAATCTTGCTCTTTCAGTCGAATCTGTGGTAAGGACTATTGGCGCAGCTTCATCTGTATTTAATTCAAGACTTCCTGTACCCCTATGTAATATTTGTGATGCCCCATTTGCCGTATCTTTTCTAATAAGTCTTAAACCATAATCTGTATATGTTGCATCAGCAATTAAATCAACAACAGCATCATCTGACGACCCAGATGCTAATATGTTTAAATCAGAGTTTTCTCCAGCAGGGTGTTGTATGGTTAAATCACCTGCAATATCAACACCTGTTTCTTTAAACGTAGCGACAGTAACAGCATTACACGATGTTCCTATTTCATTAGCAGCAGGTCTAAAAAACCCTGTATTAGTAGAATCACTAAAAGTATAAGAAGGATTATCTTTTGATCCTGGAGGTCCAAAAAAACTACCGTCCTCAAGACTTATAAAATCTATTTTGTCAGTTGCATTTGCTTTATAAAATGACATTTTTTCTGTTGCGGTATCTGCATACCACATATATTTGTACTTCTGTGTAGGTACAGATCCAAAACCATTATTAATACTTATTGCATCAAAAATATTATTTAAATCAGTTCTTACATTTGAACCTGAAGCATTATCAACTACAAAATCTGCTGGTTTTGCCATTTTCTTTTTACTTTTTTTCTATTATACTACCCTTCACCATATCCGAAAGCACTATATGTAAATTGCCTTGCCACGAAACTAGAACCATTTTTAATACTGACAACAAAATTACTTGAACTAACACTGTCAATAGTAAAGAAGTCACCAGACTGCATATTATTAATATTTATAGCTATCACTGGTTTAAATTTTTCTGTACCACCACCTACATCAGTTGTTCCTAAAAAGAATTTTTTATTAAATGTAACTGTAGTCGCTCCACTACCTGAACTTGTTAATACACCATTTGTTGCACTGCTATTATCAATACTTCTTTCAGTCCTTGGTCTAAATAAAAGATCTACACCTAATTCTTCAATATCTATATTTTCATAAGAACTATCATTATTAACTAAAACTTTAAAAGATAACATTCTTGCAGTCATATCCGTTTTATTAAAGGTTTCAAAACTTGTGCTCGCAGTACCCGTTGTACTTTTTGCTACTTGGAATGTTAATTCTGGCGTTTTATCAAATACTACTACTGAAGTTGTAAAAATATCAGGCCATGTATCCATATTATCTGCATAAGAATCCCATAAAGTAGCAGTATTAAATCCTGATTTTTTAAAATGCGGTTCTACATGAACTTTAAAGGTATCTCCCAAGTCAATATCATTTGCAAAAGTGTAATTACCTGTAAGAGAAATACCTGATATAACATCATCAATATTGGCAAAAGTTGTCCCATCTGCTAAAGCCAAAGTATCAAAATCCGTAATTGAATCTATAGTAGTTCCGCTTGTAAGAACTAAACCGTTTAAAGAACTATCTACTCTTAGATTAACTTTTGTTCCTCCAAAACTTGAATTTTCTCTTATTTGTGCAGCAACAAGATTTTCTGATGTAATCGTTCTATTTACCACAACAGAAATTGCACCTACTGATTCATTACCTACAACATCTATAAAACTTACAAAATATTCACCACTTTGATAATCTTTTATTATTGTCTGATCTGAATTACCATCTAGCTCTAATAGCAAGTTTGCATTTTGAGAAGTAGCAGTACCATCAGATACTAAAGCATACTTAATTTTAACCTTACCTCCAAACAGTACATCTTTATCAATTGCACGATCCCATATTAAAATTAAATCATCTTTACTTTCTTCAAATCTTAAATTAGATACATTTGCGGGTGGTGCAGACAAACCAACAGCATTAATTGTTCTAGTAGAAACAGATTCACTTAGTAAAATTGTAGAGTTAAATGTTCTTAAAGAAAATTCATATGTACCAGTCTGATTATTTGCAATAATAAATTGATTATCATTAGTGTTTTGGACTACAGGATCACCATTATTATGTTTATAACTAACCTGATAATTTCTTGCCCCATCTACATGTGCAAAGTTTAAAACAATCCTACTCTGTGCTCTATTATTAACAACTACTAATTCTTCTTTTAATTCTTGTATCTCTGGTGAAGGTAATTTATCAAGTAAAGTTGTAGGTTCTCTTCCTATTCCAAAAATTGATGCAGCAAAATTATCTATATATGTATATTTATTATCATCATAAACAACTGCTGTAATTGAAAAAACAAAATTATTTTTCTGTTTTATATTAGTAATTCTATATTTTCTGTGTTGAACATTACCTGTTTTTACCGCCCATATTGTACCAGCTTGGGGTAGTGGATTTAATGCACTTGAAAGCGTAACAGTACTTCCACTAACTGTTGATATTGTTTTTTCTTGTACACCACCATTTTTATCAATAATTAAAAAATTATCTCCAGAAATACCTACGGTAGTATCTGTACTGTCATCTACTACTACGACTGTTGAACTTGTTACTGAATTGATTCTGCCACTAGCTCTTATAAGTTCTCTGGTTCTATCTGCTACTTTTATAACCATAAAAGGTTCTAATAAACACGCAGCTTCTAGACCACAATCAAAAGAAACTATTTCAGCTTCAAAAGTAGAACTATAAATTATTGAGCGTCCAAATCTTAAAGCCTGATCTCTGTCTGTTGTATATAAAGCCTGAGTATTAATTTGATTTAAACCAAATTTTTGAAAAGAAGTTTCTTCTCTTATTGAAACCTGATCTAACTCCTGTATATCATTATTAAAATAAGAAACATTGACCTGAGTAAATTTTTTATCTTTTTCCGTTCCAGAGTAATTAAAAATACCGTCAACTACATTTGCATTGGTAAACAGATATGAAACAACATTTTCAGGTTTATCAAGAGCAATCTTTAAAGATCCGTTTTTATAATATAAAGTAGCTCTCATTAAAGCAGCAACTTCTCTAATTATTTCTAGTGCTTTTTTTCTAGTTTTAATGACTCCGTTAAATGAATAACGTGGTTTACCACTATTGCCAAAAGCTGAACAGTAAAGACTTGCTGCATAAAAAGATGCTTTATCAATTTTACTGTCATCTATATTAAGGCCATAATCTTCAGTTAGAAGTGCATATAATATCCAAGCTGGGTCCGTAGTCCAAAATTTACCAGCAGACTGATTTCTTGTGCCTGTTATTGCAGCAAATACATAACCAGATGGATATATAATTCGTCCAGTATTAGCAGTGTCAATCGTTACACCAGTTGGGATTCGTACTTTTATACCTCTTATAAAATATTTTCTTTGAGGAATATTTGGAAATTGTTCGGCAGAATATCTTAATCCTATGTACGCTGTCCCAGAAAAATTAGTAGAGTCACTAGGTATCACGCCTTGTAAACGTGCAAATGAAAATGTAGTAAATCTTTTTTGCCCCTCTTCAAGAATATTTTTTCCTTCTGGATCAAAAGGATTTCTACCAATAGCACTATCGGCTCTAAATTCTATGTCTTCTCTTAAGACTTCAACTGTTATCGGATAATTTAAACTTCTAGCAGAAGAAGTCTCATAAGCACTAACAGGTATGTCAATTCTGTAATCTTTACTAAAAGGTCCATTTGAAATACCATTCATTTCATATACAGCATTTGCTAATAAACCACTAGCAGCACTTCTTAATCTAATACGAATTACTATATTATTAGCACCAACAAAAGGTGGAAAATTTACAGCAAGTGCTGTTGAAGATCCGTCATCAGGACTTATTTGTCTTAAAGAAGCCCAATTTAAAGTAACTATTGCTGCTCTTGGGGTGTTGTTTATGTCCGTACCTGCGTCTAACGTACCAGTGACTTTATTTGCTTCGGGATCTCTATTATTTTTAACTTCATTAGGAGTTAAATTACCAGCCAACCTCAGTTCGTTGACACCTGACATAATAGGTTGTTCTGTCTCTCCAACCCTTATTGCTAAAGATGTATTTTGTATATTCTCAACACCACCTGCTGTTCTTATGGCTCGACCATCCATAAAAATATCTTTTTGAGCTAGTTCTATATATTGTCTTTCTTCTGTAGAAGTAAATTCAGGACTAGTTGCATTAGCAGGTCTTAACATACTTGAAGGGATACTAATACTATTCTTTGAAGGAGTAGAGAAACCTTCTATTTCTGCGCCATCAGAAACTAAATCTAAAAGCGTAACAAATTGCTGTGCTTTTAAAAAACCATTAGGTAAATTTTCAGATAATTGAAAATCTTTATTGCTTATTTCTCTTGCCATATTTTACGAATTGTCCGCTACTGTTACTGTATCAGCACCAGCACTGATCACAATAGAACCAACTAAACATTCACCAAAAACCAAAGGAGACGCACCACCAGCTTTTGTAGTATTTGCTGTTTGATTACTAATAAAAGATTCGACCTGTGGATCTACAGCTTGCTCTGGTGGCACTGGAGCCAACAATTCAGCAACAAATTGCAAAGCAGTAACGGCCAAAGCACCTTGTAAAGCTGCAATAATGGTTTTTGCTTTTATAACTTCACCCACAAGTCCTAAAGCAAAAGTAGAAAGAAAAGTAAAAACAAGATTACCAGATATTAATGGAATAACTTTAAGATCGCCTTCCCCTTTAATTACTAAATTTTTAAAAGTAATATCTAAATTATTCATGTATACGCTGTAAAAAGATTTAGTTAAATGTTCTTTGGTATTAGGATAATTTACTTTTATGTAACTAAAAATTTGATCTACATTAGAAACATCTGCTTCAAATTCTTTTACTCCACATAATTTTCTAAGTGGGCCATACAGCTTAATCTTTTTTATCATGATTCTGTCTCCATAAAATACCAACTATCATCCTGTATTGAATAAATATACCAATCAAGCATAAATATCCTACAGTTATCTTTATCGGCTTCTGAAGGGTCTGAACTGCCCATTACATGAGAATGTATAACAGCTAATATTTCAGCACCATTATCTTCACAGGCAGCATAATCAACAGGGTTTAATGCAAAAGTAATTTCATCCTCCATTTCAGATGCAATATTTTTACAAGGCATGAAAAATTCAACACCATCTTTTTTAGCTAACAAACCACAACCTTCTGCTGGTTGACAATTGATAAAATGGTTTTTAGCTTTTTCTTTCCAATTCATTGAAATACAAAACTACCAACAGCAGGAAATCTATCTTTAGTTATCTGTAATCTTGGTAATTGCAAATCTTCAAAATCTATTGTATTTACAAGTTCAAAACTGCATATCTGATTATTTTCTATAATTTTTTTATTAATTAAAAATGTCTGTTGTTCTAATTCTTTCGTTTGGTCTGCCGTTCCAAATGGATTTGTGCCTGTAAAATTAGCGTCATCTAGAAACTGTGCTAGTGTTCTAATTCTTTTTACTTCTGCTCTCTGTAAATCATTAAATGCAGTAAAGCTATTTACTAACTCTATCAAGGTTGAAAAAACGCCAAGATTATTTGCAAATGTCAATGTAGGTCTTGCCATAATTGTATTATCACCTGTCTCAAAACCTTCAGCTTGACAAGCAATTGCTGTATAAGTATTACCTTGCCATATAAGATTTGTATTTATTTCATTTGTACCATTGTGAAATCTATATAAGATTTGTGGTGGGTTACTTGAGTCATAATGAACATTTTCAAGAAGACTTAATTCAAATAATTCAATAATTGTAAAACCATTTAAGTTTTGCAGTTGCTCTATAGGTATTGTCATGGCTGGAATACCTCCTCAAATGTTGCTGTTATTGTAGCTCTATTTGGAAAATCTATTTTTTTTGACCATTGCTTACATACAAATTGAGATGCACTTGATTCTTGTGGCGGTGTGAATGAAAAACTAGCTGCATCATTAGCTCTTAAATCTAAAAAGTTTTCAATCGTATTAGATTCTGTTAATGTTATGTTTTTAAAAACTAAATTATATTTTTTAGGATTTTGATTTAATCCAAATTTTGCTCTTGAAATGTAACCATCACCAAACACAATTTCTGTAATTTTTGGGGAAGAAGACTTTTGTAAGCCAAAACTTGGTTCTATAGAAGGAAAAGTAAATGTCATTAGGCAAGTAAACCTCCACTACGTTTTTGTTTTACTAATTCTAATTGTATTGCAGTTGCAATAGCTTCACCAAACTGTTGTCCATCACCATCGCTTTGAACAGAAGAACTAGAAACGTCAACATTAACAACAATATTAGTTGTTTCACCACCTCTTGCTATAACTCCAAGTTTTCCATTTTTGTCTCTACTAAGAGGCATGATGGCTTCAAAACTTTTTTCCCCTGCAATCCCCGCACCATTTGATAATGGAAATATAGTTGGGCGTTCTATTAGTCCTCCTTTTGCAAATTTTGTAATTTTATTCTTATTCTCATTAACAGAATTTGTGATATTACTATTTTTGAATAACTGATTTAATTTGTTTTTATTTTCATCAATAGAATTTGTAATATTACTATTTTTAAATAACTGATTTAATTTGCTTTTATTTTCATCAACAGAATTAGTAATATTACTGTTTTTGAATAGCTGGTTTAGTTTGTTTTTATTTTCTGCAACCTCAGTAGTAACAGCTTCTTCTTTAGTTACATTATTAAATAAATTACTTACTGTTTTTAATTTACTAAAAACATCACCTTTTTGATATGCTGTTGTTTTATTTTTATTTTCAATTACATTACCCAAAGCATTTTCTTTTACTGTTTTTTTAGTCTCAGAAATATTAAATACCCGATTAATAGTTTCTGTAATTACGTTATTTAAATTACTAGGTATTTCAGAAGCTATTACTCCTAACCTGCCATCTTTACCTCGTTTTAAAGGCATAATTGCTTCTGGTTTGTTAAATATTCCACCGTTTGCATATTTATTAATATTGTTAAAGGTTTCACGCTCTTCAACTACATTAGTAAATACACTGCCTTTAAGAAATGCTTTGTTAGAAGTATCTCCTTCCTCAATTACTTCATTAAATATATTTCCTTTTTTATATTTAGAAATTTCATTTTTACTATCTATTACACCTCCTAAAGCAAAATTATTTATTATGTCTGTGTTTTTGTTAATAGCTTTAGCTACACCACTTATGATTTGACTTAATATATTACGAGAGTTCTCATTTTTATTAGTTACAGTAACTCCTAACTTGCCATCTTTTCCTCGCTTCAATGGCATTATAGCTTCTGGGCCAGCTTCTCCCATCAAGCCTGTTCCGTTCTTCATAGGAAATGTGGTTGGACGAGTCACGATACCATCATTATTTGCGTATTGACTCAATACACCACCTTTTGCATAAGGAACAATCTTGTTGTTTGCAATTACATTGCCTAATGCGTTTGGCTTAAAATTATAAAACATTCCACTGTCAAATGGATTCCCTGTTGTTGGGGTAAATTTATATGTTTCAAAACCTTCAACGGCAGCATTTGCTGGATTAAAACCTTTAAATGCGGGTACTGCATTAGAAACAGTGCTTGCAACGCTTTTATTACCACCACCAAATAATTTTTCAAAACCTTTAAGTAAAGGTGATATTATTTTTGATCTTATAAATATTCTAGTAATATCATTTATTATTGATTGTGCTAATTTTCTAAAATTTAGAGTTCCTGTTTGTACAAACTCAACAAGACTATCTTCAAGTTTTTTAAATGTATTTACAAAAGAATTTGCTATTTGTGAATTAACATCTCTAACTGATTCAGCATACTTATCTAAAATAGATTGTGCTTTCTTAGATTGATCTTCAGTTAGTTTTGGTAAGCCCTCTGTTGTAGTATTAGAACCACTACCTCCAGCTTCGGGAGGTTGTACTCCATTAGCAATCTCTGCTAAGAGTTTTTTATCTTTTTCAAAGTTAATTGCAAAATCTTGAAAACCTTTACTAATTACTTTTCCTGCACTAGCAAAATCCATGTCAAATAAATGAACTAATATTCTTGTTAAATCAACTACAACTCTTACTAATGTCCTAACAAGAGCGACTGTAGAGACTAAAAACCCACCAAAAATCTTAAAACTTTCAGTTAAAGCAACAACAGCCCCTTCATTTCCTTGAAAACCGAGAAGAATTTCAGAAAATTGCTTTTGCAAAGCAGCACCAACAGGAATTAAATCTTTACCTATTGTTATTGATAAATTTTGAAATTGAGTTTGCAATCTTTGACCCGCATCTGCTGATGAATTTGCCACCCTTTTTGCTGTCTCTGCAAAATCAATATTCAACTTTTGAGCAAATTTTATAACTTGATCTAATCCAACAGTTCCATCTCTCAAGTCTTTTTGTAATTTCTGCAAACTACTACCATTTGCTTCTGCAAATTTTACAACTGCTCCAGCCAAGCGTTCACCGAGTTGGCCTTGTAATTCTTCTGCCGATACCTTACCTTTTCCGAATATCTGACTCATCGCTCTTATGGCAGATTGCACATCTTCTGCATTACCACCTGTAGCTTTAATTGAGTTAGATACACCCTCAAAAACAACTTTTGCATCTTCGATAGAGCCACCCGCACCTATAACAGAAGCAGCTAAAGTTGTAAATTGTTTAGTTGATGCTGCTATTGGCACGTTTAATGTTTTAGATGTATTAGCAATTATTTCTAAACCTTTTTGAAAATCTGCTTCTGTTTTGACAGCACCTCTTAATGCTATTTCTAATTTCTGTACTTGTGATGCTTGTATCGCAGCTTGTTTAGCAAAGTCAACTCCACCTGCAACTGCTGTAATACCAGCACCAATACCAGCACCAGCAAGTCCACCTGCTAATGCACTTCCTCCCGCTTCTGTGCTAGCAGCAGCACCAGCACTAGCTAATCCAGCTATCGCAGGAGGTATTCCTAATGAACTTCCAATATATGCACCAACACCTCCAATAGCTGCTGTTCCACCAGCACCTAACCCAGCAAACATTCCTTTGCTTTTTTTACCTGTTTGATTGAAAGCTTGTAATTTTGCTCGATTTTGATCTATTGCTTTTCCTAACTTTTTAAATTCAGAACCACCAATTTTTACTTCATCTCTTAGTGCTTTTAATGTTCTTTCTTTTTGTTTAAATTGATTTATAGTTTTTGGGACAACAGCGATTGTTTCCTTTATACCTTTATTTAAATTTTTTATTCCTACTTCATTTAATGGCTTAAATGCTTTTAATAGTTGTTTTAATGAACGTGTTAAAGTCGTTAAATCTTCTAAACCTGTAACATCAAAATTTAAAGTAACTTCTCCAACTTTTCCTGCCATTATTTTTTCTCCTTATTAATCTCTACGAGAGCTACAGATTCCATGAGTTGTATACCCTCTAGCATTTCTTGACGGTTTTCTACATTGTAAAGGTCAAATAGTCCACCAGCAAGCAGTAAGACCTCATATTTTAAACCTACCATACCTCCAAAAGAACAATCCCATTGTGTATTCATTCTTAAAAACATCATAACAATTTCCCAATTGTCTTCCATAACTTCAAATTCATCCCTTGATTCTGGTTGCTTCTCTATCTGAATGCCAAATACTTCTGCATCTTTAGCGGTATCATCTATAACTTGTTTGCTACCCGAAGCCCAATATAAAGCAGCATCAGTTAGTTTTTTACTTGTGCATTACTGTAAAAATTTTTAAATGCTTCTAATACACCCGCTACAAAATCTGTATCTTCTGAAAATTCTTTCAATACTGCTTGTGAAAATTGTATAGGAGTTCCATCTTCTTCACTTACATCATCCCAACCTACTAAAACTTTTTGCAAAGCATCATATTCCGTTGCTTCTTCAAAATTATTAAGTTCAGACCTTGATAAACGATTAAATTTGCCTGTAAATGTTGTAGTTTCAAACTCGCCTACTTTTGTTGTAGATGGTGTTTGTACTTTTACAGGCCAAGAGTAAACCTTAGTTTTTTTTCTTACAAAAGCCATAAAACTAAATAATATATATATTTCTATACTTTAACTAGGAAGTGAATATTTAGTAAGTATTTATGTGTAAATAATACTTAACTCATCATTTTCTGTTGTTGGAACTAATGTATAAGGAATATCAAGCATTTGTATTCCATCCATATCAGAATAAGCGACATCTCCAATATCTGCTTTAGAAGATGATATCTGTACTTTATTTCCAGCAGCAGTTCCATGAGTAAAGACTAAATTTCCAGAAGTATTACCAAGTGCAGCAGCAAAATAATCTTTAGTAGAAAGTGCAGTAGCCTCAACTTGAACTGAGCCTGATATGTTTCTGTTCACTAGTAAAGTTTCTTTAGTACCTCCAACAAGTTCACGATAAATTAATTCATTACCTATATCTAAAGAAATTGTAGATAACACACCAGAATGACTTAATAATTGAAATCCACTTGTGTTGCCTGCTTTAAAGATTAAAGGTGTTGCTTGATCACCATAAGAGACAGTCGGAATAGCAGTATCAGTTGGAGCATTATAAATTCCCGTAAATGTAAAATCAATTGTGGGAATTTCTCCTACAGAACCATTTATTACAAAACTTCCTCGACATCCAGTAACAATATGTCTTACACCATCAGTGTTATAATGAATAGTAATAGAAGGAAAAGCTGTTGATACAGGAGTATAAGTAACGGTATCATTACCACCACTACTATCTGAATCAGTTATTGCTTCTGCAAACCCACACGCCTTGATAGCATCTGCATACCTAGGCGGGGTGCCTTCGGTTCCAGATCCAGCAAATTCAACAGAAAAACTCACCTCAACATTAGTATTAGCTTGTAGTTGTTCAAAAGCCCCAAGAAACGGCCTAACCACCTCTCTACTTACAATATCACTTGACTGTGGTGTGATATTTAAATCTCTTACAAGAACAGCATCAGCAGAAACTATCGTTGGATCAGACCCATAACTTGCTTCTGCCTCAATTAAAATAACTCTTTTTCTAGTTAACAATGGCATAATAATTTCCTCTGTATTTAAGTTAGTTTAAATTACTTACTTATATTAGAACTTTAGGGTTGTTAGGGTATAACTTTTATTATGATTCATGTACTTAAACTATTATAAGAAGTTTGATAATCTATTTCAAATTCACAAGTAATAACACCAGCAGGTTGATCTGCTTCTAATATTTCAAAAGATTGTGTCGCTGGTCTTATATCAATAGCTAACCCACCAACAGTTGGATCATTTAAAACTTTAGTAAATAAACTTTCTACAATTGGATCTGAAATATTATCAGGAATTGTTCCTCTGACTATTACTACAATTCTTATTCTTAAAGACCAATTTATTTTTAGATAAGTTGAACTATTTATAGTTGGCTCATCAGTAACGGGTTCAATTACTATCGCAGGTGATTCTCCATTAGTTAATGGTTCTACTCTTGATCTATATATACGATCACTAACACCTGTAGTACCACTTAAAGAAGTTTTTAACTGTGCAATAATTCTTTCTCTTTTACTTGTCATTTTATACCTTCATTAAACTTACTAAACAAAAAGTACCATCATCTATTTTCCTAGAATTTCTAACTTTATATTTTTCATTATTTATTTCAACAATATTATCAAAAATTAAACCTCCCAAATCTAATGTTTTTGCAGTCAATTGGTAATCTGTTGTCATAACTAAACCATCTGCAATTATCTCATCTGGCTGTTCAAGAATACCTTTATAAGTAATACTATTAAAAATTACATCAACAGAAAAATGCTCAAAAAATAAATTTGTATCCTCAGAAAATGTCATAATAAAAAGCCCCATATTGGGGCTATATTTTTAACCGTATTTTTTTGCACCAACAAGTGAGATTCCATATACAAAAACTGGTGATGAGCCACCAACTGTTTGTACAATTTTAATGAATCTTTTGCACTCATCCTTGTTTACTTCAAGTGTTTGAACTGAAGCTGAATCTGTTACTTGTGTAAAAGTTGCACCAGACAAGTCTGCATAAGTGCCACCTGTTTCATCAGAGTCTTGTACTTTGATATCTAAGGTTGGCGATGAGCCTGTACCCGCTGCACAGTTTAAAACTAGTAATACATCTCCATCAAATTCTTTTAAATCTATAGCACTTGATGTAGCTGTAGCAGTAACAGAAGCAGAAGCTACTGCTGCTGTAATATCTAGTTTTTCTAAGTTAAGTTGATTGATTGCCACTTTGGGTTTCCTCTTTTTTAGGGCTAGGTTTTTTCTTTGCTTTTGGTTTTGGCTTCTCTACATATTCGATAGCCTTACCACTAAGAATTAGCATACGAGCAACATTTTCCTCTACATCAATAGAAGTGCCGACACTCGTTGGAGTGCCAGCTATCATTGTTGATCTAATTAATTCAACTTTCATATTATGTGCCGAAGCAGAATGCAGTTGGTTGCTTGATAGCGAAGTCAACATCTTGCAACGCAACGATCTTCACAGTACCAGAACCAGCCTTAGTGATTGTATCTACTGTAAGATCTAAGCCGCTCCACATACCTATGCAGAACTGACTAAAGTCACCAAATAGTGCATCGTTGTTTACAAGTTGATTTGAAACAATAACTGGATAGCCATTGATCTCATTGTTCTCAAAAACGAATTTACCTGTATTTGAAGCAACTTCTGTACTCTTCAATGCACCTCTTGCAGAAGCATTAATGATGTAGAACATATTTGCTACATCAGCATTGGCTGCGGCTACATCTGTTTCCATTCCGATATACTCTGCGAATGTACCAAATGTAGTAATGGTTTGTGTACCAACACCAGTTGTATCTTTAATGCCTAATGGTTGGTTTGAAGAACCTGTACCATAAATAGCTGCATTGTCTAATTTAGTAGCAATAACTCTTGCAATATCATCTCTAATCATTGACTCAACATCAATAGATGATTGAAGTAATAATCTTCTA